AACCAGCGATCTGAATGACAGCCGCTTCCAACGAAGTTTCGTTGAGATCCGAGGCCGTCAAACGGTTGCTGTTGGTGCCGCCCGAGATCAGCGGGTGCGAGGCCGAGAACAACGGTTGTCCGTCACCGCCCGTGTAGGACGAGGAGAAGCCGTTGTTAAGGACCGAGGCCGCCTTGACCTGCTTCGTGTACGCCATAGCGCGAGCAAGAGCCTTCGTATAACGCTTGCTGAGCGAGTCGTACAGGTTGTCTTCAACCGCTTCTTCCGTGATGGAGAAGCCGAGAGCAATCGTCTCGTGGTTGTAACGAGCCGTCCAAGCTTCCTGCGCGTTGTCATACGCAATGGCGGCACCCTCGGCCTTGACCGGGGCAGCGGAGAATCCGCTCAGCTTCGTCTCTTCTTCAAAGGAACGCTCGGAGGTCTCAGTATCGTAGATCTCCTTGTGCTCCTCACCATATTGCTTGTACTCAAGGCCGAACAGGGCATTCAAGCCCGGCAGGAGCTCTTTGAGTAATTGTGCACGTGAAATAGCCATGTTTCAGAACTCCTATTACAGGCCGACCGGGTTGTTATAAGCGTGGCCGCCCGTGATCACGCCCGAGTCAACGTGAGGAGCGTTGAACTTGACGATGACTTCAGGGTAGTAAACGGTGCCGCTTGAAACAAACGCAGTGTCTTCGACCACATCAACGATACGGATCGGCAACGAAGCCGTCACAGCAGCCGAACCAACGAGGAGACCCTGTTGTGAGTCGCCAGTCGTCGTGTCCAACGTATTTGCAACGAGCGGAACGTTCAAACCGATATCCGAATATGTGAAGCCACTCGTGGTCGAAACCACAAGCGAAGCCGTCACACCAACAGCCTTGAACAGGGTGTCCGGATCATCAGCCACGTACGCAACGATGTACGTACCAGACTTGACCGAAGTACCCGAAATCCAAGCCTGCGAGTAGGTCGGCTGACCCGTCACAGAGGAAACGAAAGTACAGCCCAAGAACACACCAGCAAAGCCGGTGACAGGGGCCGCGCTCTCTTCAGTTGTCACAGCAACGGTGCCATCGTTCACGAACTTCAGCGGGTCGCCGTAGCCAATGCTTGAGGCACTGGAAGCAATACGACGCTGACGAGTCGCTCCGGCGAACACCTGCCCACCGATCAAATTGATCGGCTTCAAGCCATACGGCTTGCTAACGGTAGGATAAGCCATTTGTTACTCCAAAAAAGAAAGTTATTTACCCTTACCGAACGAGGTACTGGACTTGCGTTCATTGAACAGCGGCATCCGTTCGTCGTTCAGTCTCATAAAGTTATTGTCTACGGACTGGATCTGAGCCTTTGCTTGCTGGGCGTAATAGTCATCACGCTGCTTCATTAGCTCTTCCGGTGCCTTACACAACAACAAACCACCGATTTCGATGTTCCCTTTAAATTTGGAATTCGGATCGGCGTGGTGCATCAGTTCCGGATGATCTTCGGCCTTTACAGGCTCCCAACCTTCACGAAACTTTGCGGAGGTATTCGATGGGTCAGCAGTACCCATAATACTGGTCCGGATATATCGAAAGACCCAACCCGGCTGCGGATTTGGTGCCGGTAGCGTCTGAGGTGGGGTCCAAGTTTTTGTGCGCTGCGCGGATTCTCGACTTTCGAGTTCACGTGCGAGTCTGTTCTCAGCCATTTTAGTTAGCCTCCAATTTCATCAATTCACGGGCATATTGCTCATTACTCAGTCCCAGTTTTTTGGCTAGGGCTACTTGAGTCGGCGTCAAGCGAACCTGACGTGGCGCGGATGACCGTGTGACGGGTGCAACCACATTGGCTGGTTTTGTGCGAGCAGGCTTTTCGGCCTCCCTCGTTTGAGTCGGTTCTTCCTCGAAGTAATCGGGGAATCGCTTCCTCATCGTCGTGTTAACTCGGTCGTAATAATCGTCGCTACGCGGATCGACTCCAGACCGGACCAATTTTTCGTGCAGTCCCAAAGCAAGGGCGGTCATTTCCTCGTCGGTGCCAAACCACGGATTTTTCTCTTTCCACGCCTCGGCTTTCGGGTCGACGACGGGTTGAGGTGCCGGGGGCACTTGGTACTGTTGTGCTGGTTGTACTCCCGATTCTTCATCTTGTAAAGAGGGTCGGAAGTTTTCGTACTGTTTGATTTTAAACTTAGCTTCAGTCAGAGCTTCTTGGGCTTCGGTTATCTTTTCAGCATCACCGGCCTCATACGCCTGCTTCAGTCGCTCTTTAGCAACGGTCAAATCATTAGCCGCTGACTTGGTAACTTCATGCAGGTAAGCCTTCTCGCCATTGCCAAGACGCTGCTTTAACTGACGAATCTCATATTCCCGCAACTGGGCAAACCGGAATGCCTCCTCGCGCTCCCGTAGGGCGCGTTCTTTCTCACGACGCTCGTCGTGCCAGACCTTTTTCATCTGGGAGAGGCGCTTCTTGACCTTTTCGGAATACTCCTCAAGGTCGTCATTCTCAAGCTCGTTTACTACCTCTTTCGGTAGCGGCTTACGGCCTCGGTCTTCTGGCGGGGTATCGTCTTCTACCTGAACTTCAAGTTCAGGCTCCTTTTCAACCGGCGTCTCCTGCGCTACTTCGTCAGGAAACTTGAATTCTTCATTTGCCATATATGTTTCTCCTTATGCGCGACGGATGCCACGGGGGTCATCGACCACCGCTTCAACGTTGTCGTCGTTAATGATGCGGAACTCACGCCCGTGGATGACCACGCGAGTACCTGTGTACGGACGGGTGAGGACAAAATCGCCTTCCTTACACCACGGCCCAGTGGGGAACCGAGCCTCGTCCTTGTAGCAAAGATCGCCCAGCTTGATGACAAACAGGACCACGGTGGTCTGCTCTTCAACTCGCTTGGTGTCGTCTGCTTTGATGATGCCACCGTCAAACTCCTCTTCCACGTGCGGGACTGCACAGAGGATTCGGTAGCCACGGGGTTCTGGCAGCAGTTTGGCTTTTTCGGCTTCCTGCTGTGTCTTCTCAACGTCAATGTTACTCATTCTTCATCCATCCTTTTTGCAAGGTCTTTGATATAGCCGATTGCGAGGTCGAGACCCTGTAACGCCCCACATAGCCTTTTGTACTCGCCTTCATCCAATTTGCCTTGGATTAGGTTTTCCACGATCAACGTGCGCTCCTCCTTGAGTTTGGTCTCAAGGTATTCCAGAGCGTTTGAATAGCTCACAAATTACTCCTCTGTTTGCGGTTGATTTCTCCGATTCTGTTCCATCTGAACACGCTGCATTGCTGTAGCGTCTTGCGCCTTGCCAATCTCCAATCCAAGTCGGACACCTTCAATCTGCTGCTTGGCAGACAGAGCGGCCTTGTCTTTCTCGATATCCACACCGAGCCGCGCAGCTTCAAGCTGCTGTCGGCCAGAGATTTCGGCTTTGCGAAGTTCCAATTCGTCGGCTTTTGCAGCGGCATCCATAAGATCTTTTTGCTTCTTGCGTTCGATCTCGGCCTGCTGAATTTGAGATTCGATCTGCATCTGCTGCGCTTTCGTTTGCGCTTGAAGCTGCTTGATCTGAAGGTCCATCATCTGCATCTGCACCAACGGATCTTGTTGTTGCTGCTGGGCTTGTTGCGCCTGCATCTCGGCTTGGTCCTTCTGGAGAACACGTGCGGCAGCGGCTGCCACAAGCGGAGATAGCTGTGCCTCAAACTCAGGCGGCAATTCGTACTCCTCGCCATTGTCGGGTAGCGGAGGTAGTGCTGCGCCGAGTTGCTTCTCAACCTCTCGACGATACTGGAACGCCATGTGTTCCATGATGTGCGCTTGCAAAGAAGCGGTAATCTGCTGAGCCAGCGGGTTCTGCCCAATCTGCTGAGCAATTTTAGGATCTTGTCCAAACGATGTGTGAGCAGCGATATGCGCTTCGTGATCCTGATACATAAACGCTTTGACCGGTTTGCCGGTTATGATGTCCATGTTCTCGGTGATCGGATCACGCGGCTTCATATCACCCGGATCAGGTATGATCTTCTCAGCGTTCTTCACGCCCAACGTCTCGATCATCTGGCGATGTAAGTACGGCAGGTCATAAAGTTGTGGCGCAGTTTGAGACAACTGAAGAACGGCTTGGTATTGCACGACCTTCTGCGACATCGTTGACGCATTCGGATCACTGACCGGAATGACATCCACGTCATCGTAGTCAGCCTTCTTCGCCTTGCGATCCCCAACTTCCGGCTCGTAGCTATACTCCTCTGGCGTATTGTCCCGGATGATGCCAGCAAGAAGTTTGAACTCCTGCTTCATCGCGTAGTACACGCGAGCCTGCACCGCAGTCATAACCTTGAGCACGCGCTCTAACACGGCAAGCGTCGTACCGACCGGGGCCTGCGAGGACATGTCCGAAATCTTCAGATCCGAAACGGCAGCGAAACGACGGCCTTCCTCGACCACTTTGTCCATCAAGGCAGCAAGAGTCTGGCTTGGCTCCTTGTATGGCAATGGCAGGATGT